AGGCGTTGCAGAGATATGTCGGTCCAAACATAGATGGACCTGAGCCAAGAGGCAAAATCAACATGAAAGAAGATGCTGGTGACGACTTCTCCAATGAGGATCTTGGGAATGAGAAAGGTAAAGACAGATCCAGTGAAAGCAGAGAACCGCTGTAGCATGGTGGGATTGTTGGGGATGGAGGCGGTGATCTGGTGATGTTTGGCGCGCACTGACCATCCACCACCTGGAGTGGGGTGGATGATCCTATTGCGTTTCCTTTCATCCAACAACTCAAAGGTATCGGGCATAGGCTGAATCATGTACCATTGGAAGGTGATGAAGTACATGAAGTGCCAAAATCCTCGTTGAAGTAGGTGTTGCCAGGTGTCAGGAGCCACGTGCAGTCTGGCGAGATAGGTTGCAATCCACCGCTCCTTGGCTGAGGTGCGAGGAGTGATGGAACCAGCCAGCTGCGACACCTTGGCAGCAATGTTGGACCAAGAGTGGTCCTTGGCGCGATTGTCGAAGTCAAGTATGCCAGAGACAAGTTTCATGGGCAGGTACTGGTCGGACCAAGTGCCGGTGAGCACACGCGGAACCCGTACATAAGAACCTGTAGGGAAGATGCGTGTCGACTGCTCAGTCACGTCGCCACAGAATATGTGCCAAACACAGTGTCCCAGCTTTTCCTCAAGAAGCACGACATGGTACACACGTCCATTACTCGCGGTAACAGAGGAAGTTCTCAACCAAGCGGTGGTGACATCGATTGGTGTGGTGTAGCCTTCATTTTCACTGCCGGTGAACATGTAATGAAAGTCTCCGAGGTCGTACTCAATAGAGTGACTGGCTGGTTCGTAGGAGCACTGTCTGTCCAAGACTTCAATGGGGTTCATGCCTGACACAATTAGATGGCCCTCAGGGTTCTGAGACGAAAGCTTTTCGACCAACTCGTGAGGCGTGACAACAGAGGAGACATCATCGAGGTAATGGACAGGAAAGTCGTGAAAATGAGAGTCACGGATACCGACTCCTGGAAACCTAGAAGGATCCTTGGCTTCATAGATCGGGTGCTGGACAGAACCGGCAGGAGGCAACAGATTGAGCTTCGAGACCTTGGTAGAGATGACACCGTAATTGTGAGCGGGCAGGTACTGACGCATGCGTTGCATCTGGCCCTCAATAATGCACTTATGCAAGGCGTGGGGGCATTCAGGAGCATCAGGATTTGGAAACTCCATGCCGAGGCGTTGTAGAATATGGTGCTGACTCGCAGGAATGTTGTATGGGGTTGTTTCAATAGCTGCTTGGCGCGTCTTGTAGTAGTCGATGAGATGCCGATTCATGATGGCATTCTGTTGAGGGGATCCGGAAAAGAAGTCAACAGAGAGAGTGGCGCCAACTTTCGCCTTCTCATTGAGCCAGGCACAAATGGCAAAGCACGCCTCGGGCCCACCCTTGGCGTTACAGAAGCAGCCAAGAGGGGCAAAAGGGTGTTGAGCAGGAACTTCA